GACAAATCACGCATAGCCTTAGAGATAGCGCGCATGGCGCGGACGTATTGCTCACAGTAAGACACTAACTCAGCAAATAATGCCTCATCGCGGTAAAAATTGCCGTCTGCCTGCGGCAAGCATAGGCGCCTGATCAGTTGCGAGCCACGGTAGTCCTTGCGCATGTCAGCGCTTGCAAACCGTCCTACGTCCTCAAGCGAGCCAGGCGCACAGTTAGCCCGTGCTTGGGTAGCCGTGCAGTAGAACTGCTCAAGGTCGTAGTTGATGTGCAGCACGTACCAAAAGATCAGACGCTCAAACGCTGCGTTATGCGCGCGTATCTGGCCGGTGTGCTGGCGCACGCGCTTAGGGAACGGTAACTCAGGCGTCCACGTCACAACGTCCTCATCATCAAACGCGTAGGACATGCACAGCACGTCCGTGCTTGCGTCTTGCGCGTAGTTGTAAACGCCTTTGGTCGTCAGGTCACAGCGGCTGAGTGTCTCGAAATCCACCCATAGGACGCTCATCTATTGACCCAACGTCGGTTCAGCATTTTGTGCAGCCAGCACAACAAGCTCCGCCGCCACGCGCCTGATCTGCATCGCACACTCAAGCGCAGCAGTCGCATCGCACATGTCGCATAGATGCTTATATTCGCGCAATAAGTGATTAAGCGTTTCATAGGGATGATCCATTTATCTCTCCAGAAAGAAAAAGGCCACAGTATCGCTACCGTGGCCTTCCAAGCAAATTAGGCTACGCGACGGCGACGACGTGGTGCATCTTCAGCGGCAGCAGTGGCCTCTTCAGGTGCATCAACCTCATCAGTTTTGCCTTCCATGCTCACCCACTCGACGATCTCGAACACCGGCGTAAAAATCTTGCCGTACGATTTATGAGTGTAGTGATCTTTCTTGAGTTTCACCACCGGCACAGGCTTGCTTTGGTCCTTCTCAACCTGCGCGGCGATCGCTACAGCGAGCGTTTGTACGCTGCGCCTGCCACCGACTGACGTGGTGGTGTAGCGCGCTTCCATGCCCTCATCGTCGCCCGTAAGACACTTGAGCGACATACCAACTTGAGCTTCCCAGCCCTTCTTGGCGCCTGGTGGGGCGACGTTGGTTTCAGGCAGCGGTTGCGATACGGATACCATTTTCTCGGCTAACACCTCACCGTCACCCCACGCAATATAGCCGTGGACGAACGAGAAAGGATTGACTGCCCACGTTGAGCCATCCTCAACTTCAGTCTGGTCAGCGCCGAACACCCAATGGCCGGTCTTATCCATCTTAAGAATGACGACGCCTGCTGCACCGACGTCCTTCTCAAGCGCACGCAGTGCGGTCGTAAGACTTGTTACGGAGGGAAGATTTGCTGTACTGAACGTTACTAAATTAGACATCATGATTTCCTTTACTGGAGTTTAGATAGGGCAGCGGTTAAGTGCATACCCACGTTAAGCACGGCAGGCCGAGGATCGCTCTCCGGCGCCAACGTGCTGCCGCTCGACACAGCCACGACAAGATCATCGGGCAGTGCTAGCTTGCTCTTTTTTAGCACCTTCTCAGCTTGAGCAGGGCTAATTAATTCCTTCTTATACAACTCATTCTGACTGACGCCAAGACCTGCAAGCGCAGCAGACGCCTTAGACTCATCGGCCCACTGACGCGTTGCGCGCTTACTTACTAATTTATACCCTGGCACGGGCATGTCTTTCTCAAGGCGCTCAAACGCTAACTTACGCGCATCGCTAATGAACGACTCTAGCTTATCAGCCAGATCAAGCGCACGGCCTAAGTCTTCAGGCGCCAGCGCATCGAGTTTTAGATGCACCACGCGATCGATCTCGCCGGTCATCTTGGGGCAAATCGGTTTAGCCGTACACCAGCGGCACCAATCACCAATCGCAAGCGGTGCGTTGGGTTTGGTAGCGAGCGTTACAGCGGTTTGCAGTTCTGCTTGGAAGGCAGCAACACGCTCAAAAGTCGTCACCCAGCGCCGCATCGCGGGCGGCTGTACGATGATGATCTCAATCTCCTTAGCGCCGTCAAAGGCCCAAGCAAACTCGCTGTTGCTCATCGCAGCGGCAGCGTAGAACAACCCTTGATAGTTCTCTTCAGCGCTGACGATGACGCCATCGCCAAACTTCCAATCAAGAATGATCACGCGATCATCAACGCGTCCGATCAGATCAACGTTACCGAAGACGCCCTCAAGACCTTTAACGTTTTCAAACCCAACATGCTTTTCTTGATCAAAACTCATATCTTGGTTGGGGTCTATTTCATCCAACGCCGAAATACAAAACGTTAGCTTGTCGATTTGCTCATCTGTCAAATTGTGCTTACGAACAACATCAGATAACTTGCTGTATACAAGCACTTCTTCCATGCAGGCGTGCAACAGCGTACCCTCTGCGGCGTACTTGCTTTCAACCTGCGGTGGCATTTGCTGCACGAGCACCACGCTGCCAGGGCAGTTGATGACGCGCTTGGCGGTCGAGCCGCCGACAATGTTACTGTGCCTCATGCCTCGACCCCTAACAGCGTGTTGATAGCGTCACGCAACTCGGCGGCTTGTTCGCGGCTCATAAATGTCGACGCGTAAGACCGATCTAGCCACACTGACAAATGTATACCGCTTTCATGGCGGCTTACATTAACTGATTCAAACCTTTCAGTTTTGATTGCAATTGATTCATCCATTTGACTGTCCTTGAGTTGATTGAGGCTTCACTGTAGCACATCTAATAAACTTGTCAAATAGTTTTTGACAGGGTATGATGCGGCCATGCTAGAAAAAAATATTGAAGCGCACCTCGTCAAGCGCGTTAAAGAGATTGGCGGCATCGCTTACAAGTTTGTAAGCCCTGCTCACCGTGGCGTGGCTGACCGCGTCGTCTGCCTGCCTAATGGTGTCGTATGGTTTGTTGAGTTGAAGGCACCTGGTGGCCGTCTGTCGCCGTTACAGAAGGTGTTTGAAGACGACATGGCACGCCTTAGGCAGCGCTACGTCTGTCTATGGTCTAAAGAACAAGTTGATGTGTGGGTTAAGGAACTGATGTGATTCATTACCACGGACTTCCTATAACCCCCCAAACGGCAGCTGCTAAAGCCGTAGACGCAGGACATGCTTTTGTAAGTTATGCTCATGCGGATCAATTAGGACTAGCTGTTGAAGTATGCCAATCTTTTGCTATTGACAATGGTGCATTTTCTGCGTGGAAAAGCGGACGTCCTGTACAGAACTGGCGCTCATTTTACGATTGGGCAGAACAATGCCGGCGCATACCGTCCTGTGATTTTGCGGTTATTCCTGATGTAATTGACGGCGATGAAAAAGCTAACGACGCACTGTTAGATGAATGGCCTTTAGGCGCAATTTTTGGCGCTCCTGTCTGGCACATGCACGAATCTCTTCATAGATTAGAACAGTTAGCTATCACATATCCACGAATTTGTGTTGGAAGTAGCGGTCAATACGCTACGGTAGGAAATGACCTATGGTGGGATCGAATTGATGAAGCTATGAAAGTAGTTTGTGATCATAAAGGACGCCCCTTAGTTAAATTACATGGTCTTCGGATGCTTAACCCAAAAGTGTTTACGCGCCTGCCATTTTCTAGCGCAGATTCAACCAATATTGGTCGTAACGTTGGGATTGATAAACATTGGGCGCGGGGTAACTATCTACCTCCTACTAAAGAAGCCCGCGCACAAGTTATGCGGCTACGCATCGAAACTTTTAATTCACCCGCAACTTACAAATTCAAGGATTCAACATGAACCTTTCTTTTGCGATTGTTACTTATGGCGTCGCTATGACACTTGCTAATTTAAGTGTTGCAACTTTCGGTCCTGCTATATCACCTATTAATGCGTTTTTTCTTATTGGTTTAGATTTAGCATTACGTGATTGGTTGCATGTGCGGCTAAAAATTTGGCAAATGGGCGCACTTATTGCTGCTACTGGTGTGCTCACTTATTTATTTAATCCTGCTGCTGGTCAGATAGCCCTTGCATCTGCTTGCGCGTTCACTTCGGCTGCACTTGTTGATTGGGGTACGTTTGCTCGTTTACGGGGGTCGTGGATGTTCCGCGCAAATGGTTCAAACATAGCAGGTGCTGCTATAGATAGTCTGTTATTTCCTACTATCGCTTTTGGGGTGTTAATGCCTCATATAGTTGTTATGCAATTTATCGCCAAAGTAGCAGGCGGCGCGGTGTGGACATGGTTGCTCAGTAAGAAATTTACATGAAACTGCGCCCTTACCAAGATGAAGCGGTTGACTTTCTGTTTGAGAACGATCGCGCCATGGTGCTAGCGCCCGTGGGGGCTGGCAAGACTGCGATCACGCTCAAGGCCATGGAAGGTATGATCCTTGAAGGCTACGTCACGCGTTGGCTTGTCATCGCACCGCTGCGTGTGGCGCGCGACGTATGGCCTATTGAGCAAGTGAAATGGTCGTCAGGTCTGGCGCTCGCCACGGCTACAGGATCGCCTGCGCATCGCATAGCCGCGCTACAAAGTGACGCTGATATTGTCGTGACGAACTACGACAACCTTCAGTGGCTTGCAGCGCAACCCTTAGATGCGTTTGACGGGATTGTGTTTGACGAACTTACGAAACTTAAGAATCCATCAGGCGCACGCTTTAAAGCGCTGCACAAGGTCATCGATCAGTTCAACATCCGTTGGGGTCTGACCGGCTCGTTCACAAGCAACGGTCTTGAGGACGTCTTCGGTCAGTGCAAGATCATCGATCAAAAGTTGCTCGGACGCTCGAAGGGCGCTTTCATGCAGCAATACTTTAGTCTTAA